GACTTCGATATGGTGGTCATAGATGAATTGTCCTCCTTCAAATCCTACCAGGCAAAGCGGTTCAAGAGCCTTTTGAAAGTCAGACCGAAGCTGAAACAAATCGTGGGGCTAACCGGGACGCCAAGCAGCAACGGACTCATGGATCTGTGGGCGGAGTTCCGGGTGCTTGATCTGGGAGAACGTCTCGGACGGTACATCACCAATTACCGGAATGCATTCTTCCGACCTGACAAACGGAACGGCGAGGTCATATTCAGCTATAAGCCTCTCCCCGGAGCAGAGCAGCAGATCTATGACCGGATCTGCGATATTACCATCAGCATGAAGTCCTGCGATTATCTGAAGCTGCCGGAATGCGTGATCAACGAGGTCCCGGTCGTGATGGATGAAAAGGAAATGGCCGTCTATGACAAATTCCGAGAGGACATGGTCGCAAAGATCAAGGATACCGAGATCGATGCGGCGAATGCGGCGGTGCTTTCAGGAAAACTCCTGCAGATGGCAAACGGCGCTGTCTATGATGAGGAGAAAAACAGCCTTCACATCCATGACCGCAAATTGGATGCCCTGGAAGACCTGTTCGAAGGCGCAAACGGAAAACCTGTCCTTATTGCTTACTGGTATCAGCATGATGCGGAGCGGATAAAGGCAAGATTCCCTGTCCGGGAGATAAAGACCTCGAAGGATATTGAAGATTGGAATGCGGGAAAGATTTCTGCGGCAATCATCCATCCGGCATCTGCCGGACACGGGCTGAACCTTCAGTCCGGCGGATCAACTCTCATATGGTTTGGTCTTACATGGAGTCTGGAACTGTATCAGCAGACAAATGCCAGACTTCATCGTCAGGGACAGACGGATACGGTCGTTATCCACCACATCATTGCCATAGGCACGATTGACGAACAGGTCATGAAGGCTCTCCGCAAAAAGGAGAAAACCCAGGACGCTCTGATCGATGCGGTCAGGGCAAACCTGGAGGTGAGGCGATGAATGACCCTTATGAGAAACTTGCAAATGCGATCATCCTGCAGGCGGTCAAGGACTATCGAACAGCAAGGAAAAAACTGAAAAAATACCCGAAGAACAAAGACGCGAAGCTCATGGTAGAGGATTGTGAGAGGTTCTTTCGTTCCGACTGGTTTGCGGCGCTGACTGGTATTGACGGTCAGATGCTTCTGAAAAAATTACAGGAGGAATCTCTATCATGACACCAAAAGAATATCTACGACAGGCATACCGCCTGGATCACAGAATAAACTCAGATATAGCGGAAATGGAGCGGCTGCAGGAAATGGTCGGTACGGTCAGTTCCCCGAGCCTTGAGGAGCATTATAATCCCAACCGTCCTACCGAAGCACCCTTTATCAGACGGCTTGAAAAGGTCTGGGAGCTGCAGGACAAAATAAACAGGGAGATCGACAGGTTTATTGACCTGAAAGCCCAGATGCGGGATGTCATTGCTACGGTTTCCGATGCGGATGAACAGATGGTTCTCCGTTACCGCTATATCCATAACATGACCTGGGAGCAGATCGGGGATGAACTGCATGCGGACAGAACGACCGTGTTCCGCTGGCATAATGCAGCACTGAAGCATATCACGCTCCCCGAGGAGCCGATTACCATATAACTTGCCCGTTTTACAACACTTTGCAACGCTCTGCAACAAGAAACCACTGTGCCGACTATGATATAGTATAATCAGCAAAACAGAATGAAATGACGAGCCTCGCGGGAGCAATCCTGTGGGGCTTTCTTTATGCCCGAAAGCGAGGTGAAAGCAGTGCCCAGACGTCCTCGAAGGGGCTGTGCGTGGCAGGGCTGCCCGAGACTCGCCGTGGAGGGCGGACAGTACTGCGAGGAACACAAGGCCCTTGCTGACAAGCAGTACAACCAGTACGAACGCAGCGCTAATGTGAACAAGAAATACGGACGCGCCTGGAAACGAATCCGTGACCGATACGTTCGTGAGCATCCATATTGTGGGCGGTGCTTTGCAGAAGGAAGATTGACTCCCGTGGAGGAAGTACATCACATCCTGCCGATATCTCAGGGCGGGACGCACGATCCGGCAAATTTAATGAGTCTCTGCCAGTCATGTCACACGAAGATCCATCTTGAGATGGGTGATCGACAGATCAGGCGGTGACCGGAGGGGCGGTCAAAATCTCTGTGGCTTTAGGTCCCGGAAAACGGCGCCCCCTCAAACGCACAAAAACGGCGGTTCAAACGGGGTATTAATCCCCAGGACAAGAAAGGAAATAAAAATAATGGCGAGAGACGGCACAAATCGTGGCGGCAGACGAGTGCGCGCCGGAGATAAACCGGCACCTGCCGCCGAAAAAATACAAAAAGGGCAGCAAGTCCAAATACTGAACAATGATATTCCTACACTGAGTCCCACAGAACTGGAGGCGGTTGACCTGCCGGAAGGTGCTGTAATGAATGGCGTGGATATGCCAAAGCCGAGCGATTACCTGTCGGCAAGGCAGAAAAACGGTATTCCCCTCGGTGCGGATGAAATCTACAAGGAAACCTGGCTGTGGCTGAAAGAGCGAAACTGTGAGAAGCTGGTCAATCCCAGACTCATCGAAGCCTACGCACAGGCATTTGCAAGATACATTCAGTGCGAGGAAGCTACCAGCACCTACGGTCTGCTCGGTAAGCATCCGACCACAGGCGGAGTGATCACTTCTCCGTTTGTGCAGATGAGCCAGCAGTATCAGAAAAGCGCAAACCTCATCTGGTACGAGATTTACGACATCGTAAAGCAGAACTGCACTGAGGTGTTTGAGGATAATCCAAACGATACAATGGAGCTTCTGCTCCGGGCAAGGAGAAAATAGCATGATTGAAAAAGTGAATCCGAGCCACCCGGATAAGGTGGCAGACCGTATTGCCGGAGCAATCGTTGACCTGGCATATGCGGCAGAAGAAAATCCTAAAATTGCAGTAGAGGTGCTGATCGGACATGGCTTCTGACATGCGATTATTGAAACCACGGCACAGATGAATGAAACAGATATCTGCAGTGCAATTGCTCGTATCGCAGGCGATGTGGAAACCGATATTGTGATTGTTCCGCAGGATGCACATCTCTCGGATAACCAAGCGGAGCAGTTCCGCTGCGGTGACAACGGCATCTTTAAGGGTGTACCTTTGACGGAGGAGCAGAAAAAACTGTCCGAAATTGCACATTCCATTTATGAAAAGTACACTTCTGACGGAAAGTACATTCTGGACGGCAATCGCCTGATTATCTGCCAGAGCAATGCTGACAGCTACGACCTCATGGGCGATTATCCGAATGCAGAGGTCAATCCGCTCGGTGATTGGACTGGAGGCACGGATGTAGATACGGGAGCCACCAATCGTAAACTTGGTTCAGATATGGCTGATTCCGTAACAGGCGGCGGACTGCACGGCAAGGATTTATCCAAGGCTGATGTGTCCGTCAATATTTATGCTTTTTTGAAGGCACAGAAAACAGGAAAGTCTGTTCAACTGGTTTGTGCCATCGGTGATGATGAAGTGGACGGTATCCCTTATGCGGATATTGTGGAGCAGGCACGAGAATATATTGATTCCATTGGCGGCTTTGAGAAGTTTGCTGAATGGGGTCTGTTTTAAGGAGGTGAGGACGATGAGCAAGACAACAACTGAGATGCAGCTGGTGGATATCCATAAGCTGATTCCCTATGTGAATAATGCTCGTACCCACAACGTACAGCAGATTAATAAGCTCCGTTCTTCCCTCAGGGAGTTCGGTTTTATCAATCCCGTCATTATCGACCGGGATTTCAATGTGATCGCCGGTCATGGCAGAATCATGGCGGCGAAAGAAGAGGGCATCAACGAAGTGCCTTGTGTGTTCGTGGACTATCTGACCGAGGCGCAGAAGAAAGCGTACATTCTCGCAGACAACCGTATGGCAATGGATGCCGGATGGGATGAGGAGCTTCTGAAAGTAGAGATTGAAGCTCTGCAGGCAGAAGATTTCGATTTAAGTCTGACAGGTTTCGATGAATCGGAGCTGTCAGGCTTTTTTGATACTGCTGATGATGCGAAAGATGATGATTTCGATGTGGATGCGGAACTGGAAAAGCCGCCTGTCACCAAAAGCGGTGACCTCTGGCTGCTCGGAAACCACAGACTGCTCTGCGGTGACAGCACCAAGGCAGAAACCTATGAGATGCTGATGAACGGCAAGAAAGCCAATCTTGTGGTAACGGACCCTCCATATAATGTGAATTATCAGGGCACCGCAGGCAAAATCAAGAACGACAACCTGGAAAACGACAAGTTCTATCAGTTCCTTTTCGATGCATTTACCTGCATGGAAAAAGCGATGGCAGACGATGCCAGCATCTATGTGTTCCACGCAGATACGGAAGGCTTGAACTTCAGAAAGGCATTTGCGGACGCAGGCTTTTACTTGTCAGGTACCTGTATCTGGAAGAAACAGAGCCTTGTTCTCGGCAGAAGTCCGTATCAATGGCAGCATGAGCCTTGCCTGTTCGGCTGGAAGAAGAACGGCAAGCATCAGTGGTATTCCGATAGAAAGCAGACCACCATTTGGGAGTTTGATAAGCCGAAGAAAAACGGTGACCACCCGACCATGAAGCCGGTCCCGCTGATTGCCTATCCAATTAAGAATTCCAGCATGAGCAACTGCATCGTGCTTGACCCGTTCGGCGGCAGCGGCAGTACCCTCATTGCCTGTGAGCAGACCAACCGAATCTGCCACACCATTGAGCTGGATGAGAAATACTGCGATGTCATCATAAAACGCTATATCGAGCAGGTCGGCACTTCGGAAAATGTGTCTGTGGTGCGTGACGGCAAAACCATCCGTTTTGATGACCTGGAGGTGTCTGCCGATGGAGAATAAAAACTTAACACTGGGAAGTCTGTTCGATGGCAGCGGCGGCTTTCCTTTAGGCGGCTTGATTTCCGGCATTACCCCGTTGTGGGCATCGGAGATTGAGCCGTTTCCTATTCGTGTCACTACCAAACGGCTGCCGCAGATGAAACACTACGGTGATGTATCGGCACAAAATGGTGCCAACCTCCCGCCTGTGGACATCATCACCTTCGGCAGTCCCTGTCAGGATATGTCGGTGGCGGGAAAACGCAGCGGTCTGGACGGAGAGCGCTCCTCGCTTTTCTATCAGGCGGTGCGGATCGTGAAAGAAATGAGGTGCAAAACCAATGGCAAGTATCCAAGATTTGTGGTCTGGGAAAACGTCCAGGGAGCGTTCTCGTCCAACAAAGGCGAAGACTTCCGGGCAGTCCTCAGCTCACTGTGCAAAATCAAAAGAGAAGACTATGCTGTGCCTGAACTTCCGAACGGAAAATGGGACAACGCAGGCTGCATCATGGCAGAGGATTTCTCCCTCGCATGGCGGCTGTTCGATGCGCAGTATTGGGGAGTTCCCCAACGCAGAAAACGCATCTACCTTGTCGCAGATCTTGATGGCGGGAGTGCCGGAAAAATACTATTTGAGTCCGAAGGCGTGTCAGGGTATACTTCGCAGGGCTTCCGTTCGTGGCAAGGAACTGCCGGAAGTGCTGAAGAAAGCGTTGGAGCGTCAAGCCTGTGCCTAAACGACCAGGGCGGTCAGCGGATGGATGTGACAGAGGATTTTACCGCAACGCTTCGTGCGGCATCCAACCATCCTCCGCTTGTGTTTGAAAACCATAGTCAGGACACCCGGTACAAGGGACCTTTGGATGTGGCACAGACCGTTTCTTCTACCTATGGAATGGGCGGCAACAATCAGCCGTTTGTGCTGGAGACACCTAAGACGCTGAAAATCCGCTCTGGCTGTGAGGGCGGCGGCAAGGGAGCATTGATTCAGGAAAACAAATCCGCAACGCTCTCCTGCAACAACGACCAGACGGTGTTCGTGCCGAAGTGCTACGGTATCTGCTCAAAAGACAGCAACTCCATGAAGTCGGACAATCCGCACAGCGGTTTCTATGAAGCGGAAACGAGCCGATGCCTGGATGCTAACGGCGGCAATCCATCCTGCAATCAGGGCGGTATGGCTGTGGTGGCAGTGCAGGGTTCCATGATTGGCAGAGCCGAAAAGAACGGTCCCCAGGGCAGCGGTATCGGAGAAGATGTCAGTTTCACGCTTAATACGGCAGACCGTCATGCAGTGGCCTTTTCGCAGGAAGCCTATGACAAATATGTGGAAAACGATACGGGCAGTTCCCTTCGTGCAAGCGGTGGAATGTACGGCGGCGGTTCTGAAACCCTC